CCATCAAACCTCTTTTCAATTCTAAATGTGGCAAATGCAGTCAGACCTATGACAGAATGCCAGAAAATGGCAGATGTGACTGTGGTGGGCCAATTTTAAGGCCAGATCTAGAGCAAAAGAAAAAGCTTGAAACATTCATAGACAATCCGCATCCTGACATAGATCTTTATTCGATCATAAGATCAGCCCTGAAATGGGTGCTCTCTGTAGATGACTATTACCTATCCCTTTCATACATAAGGCAGAACGACAAGGGAAAGTTCTTCATAATGGATGAGCCCCAGGCGCTCTACGTTGAAAATCCTCTTTTAATTGGCAAAATAAAGCGTGGCGATTCTGACTGGTCATACTTCTGTCCCATCTGCAATCTGCTTGAAGAAGAGTTCTTATCGGACTCAAAGGGAAAGTGCCCCAAGCACAGGATGGAGCTATGGGAGACTGCATACGTCCTTTATTCAGGAAGCAGGATAAGACGGCGCTATTCCAAAAAAGAGATAATAGAGGGCCACTTCAATAGAAGATTGCCGGACGACTACGGCACACCGATAATCCAGGCATGCATAAATCAGATCGAAGCGGCCCTAAATCTGGATCTTCTGAACCGTGACACATTTGAGAAAGGGACGCTTGCTAAGATATTCGCCTTCGAGGGTTACACCCAGGATGAAGTTGCCTCTTTAGAGCAGTCCATATCCTCAATGGCTGAGAAGAGGAAAAGCCTCGGCTCAAAACTATTCAATCTGTTCCTGGGAAACTCAAAAGGGAAGATCGAAGTCCATGACGTCCTTTCAGATCCATCAAAGCTTCAGGCTCTGGAATGGCACCGCTACTACCGTGACATGCTCCTGTCAAACTACGGGGTGACGCCAGTCTTTGCAGGCACAGTTGAGAGCGGAAAGGCTGGTAACAATCCGATGCTGCAGATCGACGTGATGGCGAACACCACAAAGGCCTGGATGAGAACTATCTCTGAGCCGCTGAACACCGTCCTGCTTCAATCGCTTGGCATAACGGACTGGTACTTTGACTTTGAGGAGATAGAGCGGGAAGACAAGAAAGAATCCGCTTTTGTCCAAAAGCTAAAGGCTGAGACAATCGCCATCTACAGAAATTCTGGCTATGAAGTAGAGATTACTGATGACGGTATAATCAGTCCGATCCTAAAACAAAAATCACAATCAAAAAAGACAGAGATTGAAAAACAGAAAGAGCCGCAAGATTTCTTGTTTGATGATCTTTCAAATGGCCTTCTTGATATTTCAAAAGATTATGAGAATGATCTATTTCAAAAACTGGAAAACTATGGCAATGATAAGGCCAAAATCGTTTGTGAGATAATATCAGTCGCATCAAAAAATCTTGATACAGAGCTTAAGAATCATATTCATCATATTTTTAATCAAGGATATCTAACAACGTTTTCCAATTATTCCAAGATACTTTCCAAAGAAGACCTGAATCCTTTCATCTTGAAATACTTAAAAGAATACTTTGAGAGCTACGTCTCGCCTTTCTTTGAGAAATGGGGGGAGCGGGAAAAGGAGAACATTTTCAGGATCATCGAAGAAGAGATACTAAAAGGCTACAACTGGCAGACTGTCAAGAAAAGACTCTCTGAAGAGTATTTTGGGAGAAGGGATTCATACTACTGGCAGATGGTGGCGAGAACTGAAGGGACGAGGACCTTCAACTTTGCATCAGAGCGGGCCGCAAGAGACCTTGGGGCCACAGAGAAGAGATTGATTTTTACCGATGATGGCCTTGCATGCATAAGCTGCGTCCAGGCGTCAAAAGAAGGCTGGATAAGCATTGATTCTGAGACATCCTACGGCAATCCGCCTTTGCACCCGAACTGCAGGTGCTACTATGAGTTTAGGATAGGGCCAATCACTAGAAAGTGGGATGACGTTCCCGCTGAGAAGAGAAAGGACTTTACAGAGGAGATGCATGGCGCCCTTTGGGAATACTCTTCCACTTCCTACTACATAAACACCATCTTAAGATACCCGAAGGATTACGCAAAAAAGATTACCTACCAGCTCCAGATCGAGCGTGCAAAAAAAGCCATAGAGATCCTGAAGAAAATATTCGGCCTAAATGACAGCATAATAACAGAAGACACAATCCTCTGGCGTGGCCTTGACGAGTGGATAATAGAGAAGATGAGGCTCTCATCTGAAGACCCGGAATATAGGGACATCCTGATGGATCCGGGCTTTTCAAGCACAAGCAAGAAGAAGAACATTGCAATTGCATTTGGATTGAAGCATGACGAGTCAAACGTCACAATCCTAAAGATTCACGTCCCCAGGGGCACAAGGGCGATATACATCGGGGACTCATACGATTACAAGCAGGAAGAGGTCCTTCTGAAGAACGGCTCAATGTATCACATAAGGAACATTGAGGAGAGGCCGCCGACATCTGATGAGCTTGAAATAATCTACAGCGAGCTCGGATTGGATGAGGAAACTGCAGGAAGGATAAAGATAAAAATATATGATGTTGATTATATAGGGTGCTACGAATGATAAGGCAGGAAGATTTGAGATTTGTCATGGGGGAGGGGGTGCATGTCGGGAATCTATGCTCGATGTGCGCTCATTTCTTGAAGAACAGGAGATGCGAGGCATTCCCCGAGGGCATACCCCCTGAAGTTTATTCCATGAAAGTGTTTCACAACAAAGAGTACCCAGGCGACAACGGCATTGTGTTCAAGCCGCTGCCTGAATTTGACACATCGCATGTAACGGATCTATGATATCGTTTGAGATTGACATCAAAGGCGAACCATTTAAATCAATTCTAAAAAAGGCCCCGTCAGAGCTAAGCCGGATTGTTTTTGGCGAAATATCTAACTGGGCGCTTAGAACATCAAATCTTGCAAAGTCAAGATCTCCTGTAAGAACGGGAAATCTGAGGCAATCCATAACGCCGGCAAGAACATCTGATTCTGCAAGTGTTTCTGCCCTCGTGATGTATGCAAAGTTTGTCGAGCCGCCTCCTTTGGGAGTGCCCATGAAGCGGAAGATGACCCGAACGATGTTTCTATACAACTCCGCCATGGAGGAGCTTGACATAACTGTTTCTAGAATCAGTCAGAGAATCAAAGAATTGTTTGAAGTTTAAGATCATGGAAGACTCATTCAGATTTCAGGGCGAGTTCTTCAAGGTGAACGGCGAGGAGGACTTCTTCATATTCGGCCCGGCATCGGCAGAGATGCTGGACAGCCAAGGGGACGTCATAAGGATTGACGCCGTGAAGAAGGCCTTGCCAGAGCTTTTGAAGCGTGCAAGGGTCACCGTCGACCACAAGGACCAGATAGTAGGCGAAATTGTCGAGTCCTTTGAGAAAAAAGGCCTTATCTACAAGACAGAGGTAAGGCCGCCAAACGACGATGAGCTTTCAAAATTTTCTAGCCTTGAAAAAGAAAAGGAAGCCCTGTTCGTCCTGGCAAAGGTCTGGGACGACACGGAGTACTGCAGGGAGGTCAGAGCCGCCATAGAGAAGGGCGACTATAGGTCTTATTCCATTTCTGGTAACGTCCTAAACTCTAGGCCCTGCAAATCAAGCGAAGGCTGCACAAGGATAGTATCTGACCTAAATCTATCTGCTGTGACAATCTGCCGCTCCGGGGCAAACCCAGCGGCGCAGTTTGACATCTTAAAAGAGGAAAAAGAGATGCCGGAAGAAGTTACAAATGCTGAGGAGAAGGGGCCTGAGTTTCTCACCCGCTCCGACTTTGAGGCGTATAGGAACGACCTTGAAAAGAGGCTTGAGCCCCTTTCAAGAATAGATGAGATCCTTGGTATTCTTAAGGCCAAGGAGAACGACACTGGCCCTAAATTAAAACTTGAAAAAATCAGGGAGGAGATAAAGAAGGAGATCCTCTCGGAGTTCAGGCCGGTGCAGAAGTCAGAGGGCGTTTCTCAAAAGGAAATCTCAACTGACGACATAGTATCAATGCTATCTGAGAAGAGGATCTAATGACAGCTCCATTTTTCAAAAGCTACGAGGACATGCTGGACTACTACTACTGGCAGCCGCTGAAGCAATCAGGGGTCGATCCAAAGGTATTCCAGAAGTATAACAGGGCAAGCGACATCGCAGAGGAGATAGATCTTTCAAAGTCTGATGCTCCCGTATTGACATCAACAACAGGTGTAAAGAACGTCCTTTTCGGGGCAACGCTTTACTCCCAAATCGTGACAGAGTCAAACGCATTTGCGCTCCTCCCAAAGAGGCCTTGGTCAAAGTCAGGTTACAGGGCGCTAACTGCCGCAGGCCTAACGACTGGCGGCCATGTAACAGAGGACGGCTCAATCCCAGAGACAAAGAAGCCGACATTTGCAGAGATAACTGTGACACCGCATACCGTTGCTAGGGCCACAAACATCTCAGAGATGGAGAGGCTTCTAGAGCAGAAGGACGACACGATAAAGTGGGCGGATGTTGTTTCATACACTGCAGATGAGTTCAGGAACACTTTGAACAGGAACATATTGGCAGATGCGGACGGCGCTGCAACTGACGGTAGCATAATAACACCGCTTGACAGGATCATCTCATCCTATTCTGAAGTTTCTGAAACTGAGCTCACTACAAACGAGGGGGATGTCTACGGCCTTGACAGGGATGCTGCTGCAAGCTGGACAGATGCCAATGTTTCGCATGGTGGATCATCCGGCACTGAGACGGACAGGACTCTCACACTTTCCATGATAGATGATGTCATAGCAGAGTGTGAGCCCTACTGGGACGGCGGGGGCAGGAAGAATAAGGCCATATTGACAGGTTACGATACCGCAAAGCGTATAGCCCAGCTTGAAAGGCCAAAAGAGGTCTACACACCTGACGCCTACATAGAGTTCACTGTGAACGGGATAAAGGTCAGGGGAAAGGAGGCAGGAATACCCGTTGCTACTTTTGACGGAATCCCGATTTTAAGGAGCAACAATGTCCCCAAGGATACCATATCAAGAGTTTACATCCTGGACCTTGACCACATCTCACTTGAAATGCTAAAACCCATAACATATGTCGAGACATCTGATCCATTCATCCAGGACAAGTTCGGGACAGAAGGAGTCTTTTCATGGATAGGCGAGATCTGGTGCGACCGCTTCAAAGCCCAGGGAAAGATCAGGGGTCTGAAATAGGCCCTATTTTTATTTTAGGTGATCAACATGGCAAAAGTTAGATACGATGGGCCCGAGACATACTACACCTTCCAAGGCTCAACTGGCATAGTCTACCAGTTCACCGGGAGGGACAAGGTCTCAGAGGTAAGGATCCCAGAAGACATAGAGATGCTAAAGGGAAAGGGCGGATTCACAGTGATAGAGGGCATCGAGCTTGGCAATATCAAGAATGACAAGAAGGTGAAGTGATGGCATTTTCAAGCGAGATAAAGGGATACGGAAAGAGCGGGGACAAGGCAACTACATGGGGGACTTTCACAAACGGTATTTCTGACACAGGTGGCGACATAAATACAGGCCTTGTCATATGCGAGTCTCTATCCCTTGAGTTCACAGGCTCTGCCGTAGTGGCTGATGCTGCCGCAATAAATGAGTCGTTTCCATGCAGCGGCAGTGCAGTGACCGTAGTTACAACTGCAAACGCTGACGGAATATGGCGGGCCGTTGGCTACTGAAGGTGGTTCAATGGAACCCGCCGATCACGACATCCTGATAGAGATAAAGACTGACCTCTCGTGGATAAAGAAGAAGCTAAACGACCAGTGCGAGTCATACAAGGACCACGAGGAGAGGTTAAGCTCTCTTGAGACCTGGCAGGACAGGGCTGCTGGAGCAATAACCATAGTTGAATTTGCAGTAGGCGGCGGGATAATCTTCTCAATAATTTCAATACTGTTGTGGCTTGCGGGGCCCTAAAAATGGATGCGCTTTCGATTGGATATGCCGGAGAATCTGATGCAGCCCTTTGGATTGAGAGCTCAACTCTCACTTTGAGCCTTGATACCGATACAGAGTTTGATCTGGCCGACAGCACTTTGGAAGATCTAGTTCTGGCCCTAAATTTGGTGGAGGATGTGACTGCAGTCTTGATTGCAGATGGGGATATCGAAGCATCAGAGCTAAACGAGATATCAAGCGAATACCCTGCAGACATAAAGTCCAGGCCCTATTTTTTAGGCCACGGGAACTATTCATCCCCTAAGAAAATATCTGAAGTTTCCCATAAGGACGCTCAGGAGATAAGAAACTCTTGGCTTGACGAGGCCGATGCATTGATAGAATCGCTGACTGGCCTTAATTTTAGGGCCAGATCATTAGAGGACATCTCAATTGACATAAGGGCAAGAGACATTTTTTCTACAGAAGATTACGGAGAATACCGCCGTGCAAACGGCCTTTATCTCAGGCAATACGCCCCCATAACTTCAATTGAAGCACTCGAAATAGACGGGGTATCTGTAACGCCATCAAAAATCATAGTGGATTACGACAGGCTGATACTAGGTAGCGATGCTGAAGCCCCATCATGGCCAATCGGAAAATCCAAGGCCGATATATCCCTAACATATGGCTATGCAAAAGGCTCAAGGGAATCAGTACTGGCATCAGAGTTTGCAACGCTCCACACCTGCAACATCTTGTTTGAGTCTGACCTAAGGCTGAGGCAGAAGGCAGGCGCCACAAAGATAACTCACGCATCAGTCGTCTTTGAAAATGACACAATCCCAGAAGAGGCCATCTCTAGAAAGGAAATTGAGCTCAGGATGAAGCTAATCTTAGAGCATCTTCCAAAGAAATTGAGGGGCGTGTTAGGGTGAGCTTTGAACCAATCTCATTTCTCGCAAACGTTGAAAGAATCTTCAGCGCCGCCACTGGACTTTCTGATGTAAAGACATGGACAAGACCTACAAAGATCACAACTTCCTTTGAGACTCCAGAAGTTTCAATCGAGATGATCGCCGGAAACATTGATTCCGTATCGCTATCATACCCCAACAGGCAGATTGAGTTTTACGTTCGCTTTGTGATCTTTGAAGAGCAGACATCTAGCGCATCTAAGATTGGGGCAATCTATTCTGGGATAATTGATGCGGTGAGAAGCAATCCAGACCTAAAAACAAAATCCGGGTCTGCAACATGCGATTATTTTGGAACTTTTTATGGCAGAAACATCAGCTTTGATCTGGCCGCAACTGAAAGAAACGGTGTTTCTGTGAACGCAATGAAAATTGACGTACCTTGTCTGGTACGTGACACATAGGCGAGAATCATGGCTTACACAAAAGGAGACGTTTTTGTAAAAAAGGAAAGCACATGGGGAGTTGGTATTGATCCAACTTCACCCACAAGCGGAATAGATGAAATATTGGGCCTGGACTCAGAATATGAGTACGGCCTTGAAAATCAGATCACAGCAGTAAATCCGGCTGCAATGGCATACCCTTCAGAGATATCCTATCACACCGCAAAGGCAAAGGGAAAGATAGATTTCGTATATAACGGGGCTCTGCCTTTTGCCCTGATGCTTGGGGGTACTGCAAATTCAGATCCCCTGGAGGATGAATCACCTTACACATGGACCATAACACCCTCCAGCACACCAATTCCTTTCACGACTTCATGCCTCATGAAGGGAACAAATGACAAAAGGGCCCAGATCATCGGATGCTATGCAAAGAGCCTGTCATTTAAGATGGGCCTAAACGAGCCGGCGTCTGGAACTCTTGACATTGTTGGAAAGGACCTTGATCTAAACAATCCCTTCACAGCACCAACAACAGTTGCAATCGACGACTCAAAAGCATGGAAGCCCCACGAGTTCACATATGCCATAGGTTCGATAGCAGGCATCACATACATAACAGATCTAGAATTTACAATTTCTAGAAGCATTGACGTTGGACACGGCCTTTCTGGAAGGTCCCCATCGACAGCATACTCCGGGAAGTTTGAGGCAATAAACGGGTCAATAACGGCATACATCCCAGACTCAGTGACAGCAAACGAAATAGAGCAGCTTGTTCTTGGCGGGACCTCTACAAATGAAACACTAGCTGCAAAGGATATCGTCATTGACAAGGGCTATGCGGACGAGGCATCTGATTCTGCAAAGATAACTCTTTCTAACTGCATCTTTTCAGATTACAGTGCAGCATTCCCGCTTGACACAAAGATGAGCTACAAGTTCTCATTTTCTGGAACATCCGCCCAGGTGCTGTGGGAGGCGCCTTTTGCAAAAACTAACTGGTGAGGAGAGTTCATGGCTATAGTTGAAAAATCATACTTCCTGCATGAGCGGGATGAGAGGGGAGATCTGAAAGCGATCATTATCGAGATTGAGCCCGGCAAGGAAGCCAAGGTCATACCAATCCCGGAAGGAGAAATAGCCCTGCTCTCAGACCCTCAAAAAGGATACGAGATCCTATCGGCGCATATAGTTGAGCCAAAGCTTTCTGCAGATGAAATCAAAAAGTTTGGGAAGACAAAGGCAATAGCCAATCTAGTCCAAAAGCTCCTTGACATAAGCGACATAAAAGAATCCTTTCGCCCCGAGCCTAGAAGCAAAGGCAAGGCTGCTTGAGGAGCAGGTGCTGCATCAACTTGGGTATAAAGTATGGGAAATACCAAAACTAACGATCTTGGAAAAAAGAAGATTGGTGAGGGGGTATGTTCTGTACCAGAATCCGGAAGACACCCAGGAAGAAAAGAGAATCCAGGCTGAAGAGCTGATAAAAAAGAGAAAAGAGCATGCAAGAGCAAAACGTCAAGATAACTGTCACAGCTGAAGACAGGGCTTCCGGCCCTATAAAAAACGTCGAGTCAGCACTTGGCAGTCTTGAGAAGGGCACATCCAAAGTCGGCGGGGCAATGTATTCTTTGGGCCATGCGGCAGAAGTAGCCGTAGGTACAATGGCAACAGCCATCACAACTTATGGCATCGCCGCAGTGCAGAACTTGAATCGAGAGATGGTAAAGCTCTCATTAGAGCAGTCAAAGTTCCAGTCACAGACAGCGAATCTTTTGAAAAATGCAGGCATACAGTCCTACTCAAAGCAGATCGAGAAGGTGATAGGCCAGCATTCCGAACTAACATCCATGGACGACATCTCAATCCGGAAAAGCTTCAACAATCTCATCACTGTAACAAAGGACTATGAAAGATCGCTAAAGCTCTTGTCAGCGGCGGAAGACTATGCGTCAGCCCAGGGGATTGACCTTGAATCTGCAACAAAGCAAGTTGCAATGGCGCTTAGCGGGAGCACATCAACGCTAGAGCAGAATGGTGTGGTGCTTGACGCCCTCAGCATGAAATCAATGATGGCCGCACAAAAGATGGACTACCTGGCAAAGCAGATGGAAAAATCTTTTGGCGGAAGTGCAGAGGCTCTAAGGACTTCAACAGCAGGGATATTTGCCAATTTTCAAAATCAGGTCCAGAATCTAAAAACAATTTTTGGAAATGAACTGACCGGGGCCATATCGCCAGCATTAGAAAACATTGCAAACAAGATTTCAGAGAGGATAAACTCCGGGGAAATCCAGCCGCTGGTAGATGCTTTTGGGAATCTTTTAGAGCATTCAATAAGCTTTGGCTCAGAACTTGGCAACGTTATCATGAAGCTCACAGGTGTTACTTCCTCTTCGGAGGCTGTCACAAAACTGGCCGATGCCTTTGACAGGGTATCATATATTTTGGGCATAATTGAGGATGCGCTTTCTAGGATAAATGTCATCATCAAGGATTTACACCTAGACAAGATTATAGATCTTGGACTTAGGGCAACAAATCCAGGTGGCATGGCTCTCTGGGATTATGCGGGGCAACAGGTGCAGTATGAAAAAGCTGGAGCGTATACGCCTTATGAAGCGGCCTCTAGAGGCCAATGGATTAATCCAGGGGCGGTAAGCCCAAACTCACTTCCGGGAGAATCAGAAAATGCCGCAGACGCATTGGGGCATTTGCGAGAGATCCAACGTACTGAAAATGAAAACAAGGAAAAGAAACAAGACAATTCTTTGGCAGTCCAAAATAACACACAAAATGTTCTCTCTGCTACAGAACTTCTCAAATTATACAAAGACCAAACATCAAAAACTGGAGCTGAAGTCGATACGCTTGGGAAGACTGCAGGTTCTGCGATCAGCTACATGAACAGCGCAATGAATACAGTTAGGCAGATGCTTACTCCTTCTGGAGGTGGGGGCGGAGGTTGCAGGACTTTTAGTAGTGGTTCATACACAAGTGATGGACACAGCGAATCATATACTAGCGGGGATGGCTCAAGTCGTTCGTCAGGGATGGCATGGTATAATGTTTTAGGAAATGAAAACGCAGCCTACACTGCATCAAAAGGAGAATCATTTGCTAATTCAGTTACTAATGTGACCCGTAACTCTTGTTCAGGATTAGTCTGTAGTTTTGAGGCGGGCGGGTCTACTTACTACAAAAATGATGCACTGATCACAAAAGATGGAAGCATTGTGAATTTTCATCCGGACGATAACATATTGGCCTTCAAAGATGGGTCAAAGCTCCAGGGCAAAAGTATGGTCGTGAACAATACTTTCAATATTTCAGGCAACGGCGATCCTGACAAGATCGCCGATGAAATCCTGAAACGAATCAATAGGATCACCAGGGTGGGATTCTAAAATGGAAGCAAAAAGCAAAACGGAATATCTCGTGACGTGGGTGGTCCGGGATAAAGATGGCAACATAAAAGAGATGGGTAACGACTATCCAAAAATAGAAAAAACGGAGGATTGAATCTTATGGCAACACTCGTGAACAAAGGACTTGAATTAAAGGCCAAACTACTGAATGGTGTATCTACTGCCCCATTCACATATATTGCACTGGGCTCTGGTACAACAGCAGAGGCAAACGACCAGACCGCATTAGTTACGGAAATCACGACAAACGGCGGGGCAAGGGCGGCTGCAACATGTGAATATGAGGCCGACTACAAGGCAAAGTGGACAAAGACCTTCTCCTTTACAGGAAGCCTATCGGTCAACGAAGTTGGAATTTTCAACGATGACGGGGATCCTGCGGGAGATATGCTGATGAGGCACAAGTTCTCGGCGACAAAGGCAGTTGAAGACGGCGACTCCCTGCAGATAATCATCAAAGAAACTGAATCCAGGGCATAAATCTATTTTTTAATTTTTTTTAATTTGGTAAAGTGATAGCCTGGCCGAATACGACTACAGTGTTTCAGGAGTAAATAAAAAGCAAGAGGTAATCCAAAAAAGGACACTCACTTCAAAAACATTTCAAATTGCGCCAGGAAAGTTTAGAAGAGTCTGTCACGAAAAGCCCATCCATTATGAAGATGCCAATCGCAGTCTAAGAACTATTGATATAACGATCCGAAAAGAAAAAGACAAATTCATAATGGACAAGCACCGATTTTCTGTTGGATTCAGAAAAGACAGAAAAAAGGAAAAATACTTTGGCTTCCGGAAAGGGTATGAAAATCAATACGAGGTAACAATAAGTAAGATCATACTCAACGGGGAAGAAATTACTTTTGATAGATTTGCCAGAATAGAGCAGATCAATGATTACGAACTGAAGCACGTCATAGCAGACGGCCTTTGGATACACAACAGGATCCATGAGCGCTATGTCCAGGAATCGCTTGTAGTGGATACTGAAAAAATCCCCCTGAAAGATGTTGAGGTCTGGTATGAGCTGCATCTGAAAGGATTTCACCTGAAAGGAAAAAAGGCAGAAACATTCATCTTTGAACTGGACACAAAAGAAAAAATCTGGATACCCGAGCCCAGGATGTGGGTGGAAGATCTTGATTACTTCTCGCAGCCCTTGAAGCATAGAATAGTAAAAAAAGACGGCAAGATCTTCTATATCAAGTATTTTGATGATAAGGCCAAAAATTGGGCATGGATGGTCCAGAAATACGGACTTCTCGGGCCCGGAAATGAAAAGCTGAAAGGCAAAAAAACAATATTTATAGATTCTACAACTTACTATTCCACTTCTGCAGACGGCGACATAAAGGGAAAATATGACGCTTCTTGGAGCACAGCACGCACGACTGGCGATACCGTTTCAGCCTCCAGCACGGCCATAGTCGTCAGCACAAGCAAATCCTTTGACAAGTCAGTTAACGGATACGCATACACAATAAGAAGAGGATTTCTATACTTTGATACTTCAGATATCCCAGACGGCGCAACAATCGATACAGCCGCTCTATCCGTTTATGTCTATTCACATTCCAACGGCCCCACGCTTTGCGCATTGAAAGGAACACAATCATCTTCCCTTACAACAAGCGATTTCACAGCGTATAGCGGTAGCTCTTATGGCACTATAGCTACAAGCACCAGCGGTTACAAAACAATCAACCTTGATTCAACTGGCAAATCAGATGTTTCAACAACAGGCACAACAAAATACTGCTTGATGGAATACACCTATGATTATGCAGATAGCCCGCCAAGCCTAACTACGGCTTATACAGGATATATCTATTCATCAGAGTATTCCGGAACAAGCTATGACCCAAAGCTCGTGATAGAGTATACCGAGGCTTCTGGGGAAGAATATGAAGAGACTGTTACTTACACTGCAAACAGTGCAGTCACGGTGGCCTCAGCCGGGATAGCCCGTGCAGCAACAATAACTTACACCTCAAACGGGGCAGTCTCCTGTACTTATGGCTCAATTTATTCTGAAACTGTAAATCTCACAGGATTTGGATCAATCATCATCCAGGACATTGACACTGACATCGAAACAATACTTGTCACCGGCAAAGGCGGCTTTTCTTATGAAGATCACAGAGGGTATTCCTCTTTAGTTGAACTTACCGGAGCCGGGGCCCCAACAGTTTCAGCGGCATTTTCATATCGGCAAACTATAACTTATCTGGGCTATGCGGCAATTGAAGCTGCAGCGGTCACTGATTATATTTGCAGCATAAATTACTCTAGTTTGGGCGCAGTTGTTTCCCAGGATATAGACACAGATATCGAACTTATCACATTTTCAGGTTATGGATCACTTGCAGTTTTTGGGATTTCAATCTTGGCCTTATATGTAACTTTTGATGGGGCCGGAGCAACTGAGGCTTTAGGGCATAAGCAATTATTCAGTATTTCAAATATCACCGGTGCAGCAGCTTTTGAGATAGATGCAATACTAGGAAAGGTAGTTGGTGTAACATTTGGAGGCGCCGGATCATTTGAAATACAAGAATATTCTGGGTCCACAACTGTAATAGAATATCAAAGCAATGCAGAGGTAACAATATCCGCAACATTGGATTATGTTTCAAATATCACAACAACAGGATTATCGTTTGTCACAGTTACAAAACACATGGATAAGTATGATCTTCTTGAAGTAACTTCCAAGGCTTCAATAGAGATAAGCACAACTGCAGAGTATACTTATAGTGCTGTTCTGACTGCAGCTTCTTCAGTTACAATACAAGATATTGATTATGATATTGAATTGATCCTTTTCACTGGCGTAGGATCAATCCAGATTCAGGACATGGAGCTAATAGATTATATTTCAAAAGCTTCGATAAATGTTTACTCTTTATGGACTCCTCCCGATATTATAATCTTGGGCGCCGGGGCCTTGGAGTTGGCTACAACAACAGATTACACAATAAGTGCTGCTTACACTGCAAACGGATCCCTTTTGCTTCAGGACATCGATTCTGACACTGACTTGATAGAGCTTACCGGAGCAGGATCAATCACAGCGGAAATAACAACAGGCTTCAAAAAAACATTGAACATCATTGGATTGGGCGATCTTAATTTTAACAGCATCACCGCATACATCCTAAGTGAATCAATAGCCGCTGATGCAGAGATAGATATCCAATTGAGCGCTTCATTTGTTGGAAAAAATGAAGCTATCGGCACAAGTGCAATGGAGATTGCCGCTGCAACTGCTTATCACGCACTGATAGAAATTGATTCTTCTAGCTCCATAATTATCCAGGATGTTGACACCGATATCGAGATAATAACTTTTGGATCTGCTGGGGCGTTACAGTTTATCGACGTTGAACAAATTGATTATAATTCTTATGGAGCCCTATCAATAAACAGTGAAACTACTGGGGCAACACCACTGTTCTGGGCCATAATTGTGGGGCAACCCGGTGGCATTGAGATAGATCTGACGGCCTTGGACAAAATTGAGTATGCAAGATTCACAGATGAGAAAGGCAAAAGATCGGATTACTTTGAAATCAGCTTATACAATGATGATGGGGCCTTATCAGAAACATTTGAAGTGGGAAATGATGTATTCTTCTATGTTGATGAAAATGATCCGCCGGCCACGAAGATCTTCCACGGCCTTATTACCTCAGTTGAGTTTGAGCTGGACGAGTACCGGAGCAATAGCATAATACTCTCCGGGGAAGATTATGGCTCGATTAGGACTGGCCAAACAACGATATCAGGTGCCGAGACATACAACAACAAGACTGCCGATGAAATAGTTTCAGATATTATTTCTAGATACTGCTCTGAGATAACAACAACTAATCTTGAAACTTTTGCGGAAGCTATTCCCTCGATGACTTTTGCATGGGAGTATGTTGGCCAGGCGATTGATAAAGTCGCTAGTCTTGTGGGTGCTGACTTTTACATTGATGAAAATGACGACCTTCACTTTTATGATGCTGCAGATCTATCCGCAGATCACTCGATATCAAGTGGCGAAATACTAAGTGCAAAGATCAAACGAGATGCAATGAAATACTTTGACAGGATCTATGTTGTTGGTGGCAAACAGGGCTTCTTGGACTTCAGCCAGGCCACAACAACAACTGAAGTGTCTCTGCACGATAAATCCTACGCCTCGACATTTACGCCATCAAAATCAAATATACTGTTCCTGGAAGTTTATGTCAAAAAAGTGGGCAATCCCCTTGATGATCTGATCTTTACAATCATTGAAGATAACGCTGGAAATCCAACGGGAAGCATTGTCGGCTTTGGATCAATCCCCCAGGAAGATATTTCCACTGACGGCGGATGGGTGAAAACAACATTAATCGATTCACAGCTTGACATATCAAAAATAAATTGGGTAGTTTTCAATATAATAGGCACGGCAACAGACACTTACAAAGTTGTGCATAATAACACAACGGCAAGCGGACATAAATACAAAACTCTTGCTGGATCTTGGACTGCAGCAACTGGAAAGCTGGCTTTCAAGACTTATTATGGGGTGCAGATAGTAAAAAGCGCCACGACAGAAACAATGATGTTTGAGTACCACACCGATATACCGATTATAGATCTGACTATCCAGGAGGCAGACACTGCAATGACTTTAGCGCAGCAAAAGGCAATTGAATACGCCTTGAAAAATGCATCAAGAATTGTGATAAATCCGCCGGGAAAAAGATTGAAGGCCGGGCAAGTAATCGAGTTTACAACCCTTCCTGAAATGCCGTCACTTGAAGACCAAACAATACTATCAGTGACTTACGAGATAAGAGAAAGGGAAATTTCAACAGTCACCTTGACATGCACCGCTGCAGACGACTTTTACTCTGCATTTGCTAACTTGTTTTCCGAGCTTAGACGGCTGAAAGTGAAAAACATCTTAGAATCACAGGAGCAGACAACAGATTATAAAGAGGCAACTGAAACACCTACGATCGCATTATCAGAAAATATTTATGAGGCGGCAGCAGATTATGAGGCCGAATATGATGACAACGAAGCGAGATGGGATGTGAGCAAATGGACATAATAGAACTGGTGAGGGGTGATAAAAATCCGTACCTGGGAAAATTCAAGATCGAAGAATACGATTTTGAAAGAGACAAGATCATAAGGGGTTCATGGCAAAAGAATCTGATCACAAACAAACTAAAAGCTGCACTTGCAGATGTGCTAACTGGAGACTATGACGCTAACAAACATGTGATTGGCAAGCTGGCGATAGGCACTGGCAGCACTACACCAGCAGGAACTGATTTGGCCCTAACTACACAATTAGGATCATTAAAATCTTATGTTCCAGGGAGCTTGCATAACAACACATATTCAAACAAATCCGAGGCAACGTATTATTTTGATTACACGGAAGCTGATTATTATGGTACGTGGGCGGAGCTTGGGCTTTATGCTGCCAATCAAACAGATCTTCTCACCCATTCGCTTATCTCTCCAACTAAAACTTTCAGCAACACAA